GCGTATGGTTCGTGTGGACGGCGAAGACTACGGTCGTGGGTATGTCGAGCAATACATTGGAGACCTGAAGTCTCTTGAGGCTCTGACTCAGGTCATCGTAGAAGGAGCCGCTGCGGCGTCTAAGGTACTGTTCTTGGTCAATCCTAACGGAACCACCAAGGCCTCTACTCTTGCCAAGGCTCCTAACGGCGCCATTCGTGAAGGAAATGCGGCAGATGTTACGGTGCTTCAAACGGGTAAACAGGCTGACTTTGCCACCGCATTGCAGACAATCAACACCATTTCAGAGCGCCTATCTTACGCTTTCTTGCTGACAGAGGCTAGCATTCGCAACGCTGAACGAGTCACCGCTGAAGAAGTACGACTTGTAACACAATCGATTGAGCGACAACTTGGAGGCATCTATAGCCTTCTGTCGCAAGAGTTTCAACTTCCGTTGGTCTATAAGATCATGGATCAAATGGAGCGCGAGAAGCGTCTTCCTAAGATTCCAAAGAAGTTTGTTACCCCTGCTATTATTACTGGTATTGAGGCTCTTGGACGAGGAAACGATTTGAATCGACTTGATTCATATCTTGCGGGTATCGGACAACTCCTCGGCCCAGAAGCAATTCAGAAATATGTGGATGTAAGGGAATACCTTACTCGCCGCGCTGCTGCTCTTGGAATTGAAACCACAGGTCTAGTTAAGACTGAAGAACAACTCAATTCTGAGCAACAAGCAATGATGCAACAAGCGTCTATGCAGCAGGCACTTCCCGCCATCACTAGCGCAGCAACAGGCGCAATGAGTAGAAACCTTCAATCAACACAACAACAAGGAAAACAATGACACAAGTAGCACTTATCACAACAGGTAAAACTTCGTTTAAACGTCTATTTGGACAAGTCGCAAGCGCGTCGTTTCCAGTATTGAATTACACGACTACAAAACCAACCACTGGATTAGTACAGAATGCGGTAGGAACCGCTGTTCCAACTTCTGGAGATTCAATTCTACGCCTTGCTCCGTTCCAAGCCGATATTGTTAAGAACACCACTCCACGGGTGCGTGTTATTGGGTGGAATCCTTATACCGATACAGGATCTGTTTTGTTGTGGATCCCTACAGTTTTAGCAGATCTTACAATGTCGTATACAAGCGGAACCGTGCAAAGCGTTACTCTTAATTCTGAATTGTACGCGCCTATTGCCGGCCTTGCTGCTACCACAACTTCTCCTGCTGGGGCTACAGTTGGATTGTTTAGTCCTGTTACTCAAGCAGCGGCAGGTTTAGATCCTGCTTCAGCCTTTATTTATCTTCGTGGTAACGTTATGACGCAGTTGCAATTCCTGTGTCCAACACAAGCCGCCACAGCCAACGCTGTTAACTCTACCTATTCAATTACTGCTTACGGAACCACGGTTAATTGGGTAGCCATGGGCGCTGTAGCCGCTGCAAGCGGAACAGGTTCAACTTCGGGTTCTAGCACCACGTTAAGCGTAACCGCTGCTACAGGTACTTTCGTAGCAGGTCAGTTGATCATGGGTACAGGCATCACCGCAGGTACAACAATTTCAACCGCCACTTTAGTTTCTGCTGGTGTTTGGACGATTACAATGAGCGCAGCAATGACTGTTGCTTCCGCTGCGATTACTACCGTTGCTCTGAATCAGACCTTTAAGAGTACGGCAGTTGCTGGTACAGGAACCGGAACAATTACAAGTACGTTTGGCGCTTTCTATGGTACAATCTAAGGAACAACATGGAACGAATCGAAATCAAATCAGCACCGACAACTTCAGATAACCCTGTTTCTACAGAGGTAAAGTCTAATGAACCGCAAATTATGTCTGGCTCTGTGCCTGCCATTCCTCAGGTTGCCCAGCCCGACCCTGTTCGTCCTGCGTGGTTGCCTGAGAAGTTCAAGAGTCCAGAAGATTTCGCGAAGTCATATCAAGAACTTGAATCGCGTTTCACTAAGGAAAGTCAGCAACCCGATCCTTTGGAAAAGGCTGTCTCAACAGGACAGTTGAGTTTGCAAGATGTCGCTCCTATGTCCAAGGAGTTTGCTGATACGGGTGAAATTAGCGAGGCAAGTTATAAACTCCTCGCCAAGAAGGGAGTCCCCCGTGAACTTGTGGACGCATATGTAGAGGGTCAAAAGTCTTTGGCTGACAATCAAGTCAGCACGATCTACTCATCTGTTGGCGGGCAAGATCAATACAAAGCAATGACTACTTGGGCTAGTGAGAACTTGGCGCAAGATGAGGTAGCAGCGTTTGATCAACTGATTGAATCAGGTAACCAAGCGTCAATCCTCATGGCTGTCCGAGGCCTTCACGCACGTTATGCAGCGGCTGATGGTACTCCTCGACTGCTCCAAGGCAACGCTTCTAATGCAGGCACGTCTGCTTTCCGTTCGCTTGCTGAATTGACCGCTGCTATGAAAGATCCTAAGTACAAGAGTGATCCCGCCTATCGTAAGGACGTGGAAGAGAAACTTCGTGTTAGCAACATCTTTGGAGGAGTTAAATAATGAAGCCGGGTTATAAAACAACTGAGTTCTGGATTTCAATGTTGGCTGTTCTGATTGGTGGCGTACAAGCCTCTGGTCTTATCCCAGCCGAGAGCGCACTCAATCAAATCATCGGTACAGCCGTGGTTGCCTTGGTTAGCCTAGGCTACACAGGTAGCCGATTGAATCTCAAGAAATCCTCTGAGTGACTTCTTTAGTACCTATTATTTATGCGTTATTCAAAGCCCTGCTTGATGCTTGGGTCGAAAACGCTAAGAAGCCCACGGTGGCTATTGAATCTACTCCTGTTCCTGCTACTCTGCTTAAGCGTTTCGCTGACCAGATGCGCAGGCTCAAGGGTGGTATTCATTGAACCGCAACAAACTTTAGTTAGACTTGGAAGCGACGTTCGCGGCCATGTCTACTATTGGGACGGAACCCAGTGGGTTCTATCTCAAAACTCTGTGATTCTGCCTGAAGGATGGTATGCAGGATCAGTCCCTGAATTAGATGATAAGGTAATCTCTCAGCCCGTTGCGACGGATAACTGAGGCTCCACTACCGCGTCTTCTTGTTCTTGAATCAAAACTATCCAAATCAATTTAGGAGCATAAACTATGGCTTATATGGAACCAACTGTATCCCGTTTGGGACAACAGAACAACACTGGCGACGCTAATACACTTTTCCTCAAGCAGTTTGCAGGCGAAGTTATGGCAACTTTTGAAACCGAGAACGTGATGATGCCTTTGCACACCGTGCGCAGCATCTCAAGCGGCAAGTCTGCTCAATTCCCAACTACGGGCGTTGCATCAGCCACTTACCACACTCCCGGCGAATCTTTGATGACAACTGATAATGGTTCAAGTGCAACCAAGTATCTTTCAAGAATTAAACACTCTGAAGTGGTCATTGCGATTGACGATATGTTGGTATCTTCTGCTTTCATCAGTAATATCGATGAAGCAAAAAATCACTACGATGTTCGTTCAATCTACAGCACCGAAATTGGGCGTTCACTTGCAATGGTTGCGGATAAGAATCTTCTCCGCGTCGTAATTGCAGGTTCACGCGCTACTACGGATCGCTTTAACGTTGCCTCAGGTACAAGCACTAAATACCTCGGCGGAGAACTAACTGTTGACGATGAGTTGACAGGTACAAACCTTGGTGACGCTTACACCACGGCATTCTTCAGCGCGGCTCAACAAATGGACGAGAAAAACGTTCCACAGAATGACCGCTATGCTGTTGTTACTCCTGCTGTTTACTACCAACTCATCAATTTGAATAAGGATGCAATCAGTCGCGATTTCAATCCAAATCCAAATGCGAGCAAGGGTGAGGGATACATTGTTCAAATTGCTGGTATTCGTATCTTCAAGTCGAACAACATTCCTCAAATTGACGAAACAAGCACGAACACGGTTGCTCCGCATGATAGTACGGGCATTCAAAATGACGTGTTTGGCACTAACGGTGTTGGTTACGGTACTGCTAACTTTGCCCGTACTAAGGGCGTTATCTTCCAAAAGGAAGCCGTTGGTACTGTGAAGTTGCTCGACCTCGGCGTCGAGAGCGATTACAGCGTTGAGCGTCAAGGTACGTTGCTTGTGGCTAAGTACGCCATGGGTCATGCTGCTTTGCGCAACGAGTGCTGCTACGAAATCCGTGGCGATGCTTAATCGTCACTAACTTTGTGAATTAGGGAGGGGTCA